GCAGAGTAGTATGAATCCAATTCTTTATCCCAGTTCTTTTCTTTGTCTTTATCCCAGCCTTGCCTAGTAGGGAAGCACCCTGCAAAGCCAAAGTTTGCTGATTGCAAACAATCTGAGTAAGAATCGTGGTCTTGGGTTTTACACCCTGATCTGCAATTAGGATTTGTCATAGTTGTGTAAGGTACTCCGAATATCCTGCGTCAATAAATATCTGCGCTTCAGCATCACTGATTGTATTGGTAGTTCCACCAAGATAGTATGAATCAGCAGCAGCCAGTGTGTCTTGGCTTGGTGTTTGCTCTGTGGTAACAGTAGTTCCATTGACTATGAATGTATAACCACGAGGAATATCAGTAAGGAATGGATTGATAGTTCCTGTTATTGAACCACCAGTTATTGGCCTACCAGCAAGGCGAGCGTATGGAGTAAACTGAGTGTAGTCAGCGCCCCAAGTTTCCCAACGCCAAGGCGTTGTCAATGTGTATGGCATTTCTTCCTTTCAGAATTAACTCACCACCAAGCAGGGCTTCTAGGTCCTGCCTGATAGTCAATCAACTACTAGTTGATAGAAGTTGCAGTCTCAATGCGATATAGAGATGCTTCACGAAGACGTGCAAAGCCACCGAAGTAGTACCAGCCGATGGTGCGGAAACGGCGCAGAGCGTCAATTTCTGGACCAATTACGACTGATGTATCTTGAACAGTTGCTTCAGCAAGCGCTTCACGACCAGCAACAATCGCTGAGTAAACAGTGACGGCTGGTGATTGCGTATTTGCAGCAGATGGAACGCGAGGCGTTTCAACAATGAATGCACCTTCAAGAACGCCAACTGCTCCAGCAACGAACGGAGTACGATCAACGTACTTGGTTAGTTCCTGGAATCCACCAGTGCCTGATTCGGCACGAAGGTCAGCAGACTGACGTGGGTGTAGGTATGCAGCATAGAGTTCTCCAATACGAGGAACTGCCTTGTTGCTGCGGAGTTGAACAACAGCCTTACGGATGTTGGCTGCAGTGATGGTACCTGAAGAGGTGATTGAGTTGGTACCAGTTGCTGCGCCACCGTAGATTACGTTAGTTCCAGTGGAACCAGTAAGAACGGATGCTACAACGCTATCAATAGAATCTGCAGCGTTATATGCAATGATGTCAGCAAGTGCTGAGTCAACATCGTTGAAAGAAGTTAGGTTCAACTTCTTGGTTGTTGTTACGGCTGAGCCGTACTCATTAAGTGTTACAGTAACCTGTGATGGGTTACCAAGAGCAATAGAGGAAACATCAGAAGTTTCTGTCAATGTACCAGTCGCTGTTGAGAGATCTGAGTAAATGGAGAATACAACTGACGAACCTGGCATTGCTTGCTGTACTGGCTTAACATCAGCCAACGCACGCATCACTGGGATGGAGCGAAGAGCCATACGAACATACTGATCGTACGCACTCTGTACAAGGTTTTGCATTGACGAAATTTGTGTCAATGTACCTGTAGGAATTGCCATTTATCTTGCCTTTCGGATAGGTTCGGTCTTATAGACCAGACGACCTAATAATTTCATCCAATTCTTCACGGCTATTTGCATTCATCAACTTACGATGAATGTCTGCTTGGAACTCAGGAGTTGCTCCCTGTTCTACAGCATTGGTCATCCGCTGATATGCAGCAGCCTGCTTTGGATCTACATTAGGTGTTGCCTGGTTTGACTGGGTTTCATAGCCAAATACATCGGCATAATCTTCCAGCCATTTAGATACAGACTCTTCAGTTGGGTCTATATCCTGTGGGATAAATGCAGCGATTTTGCTGTTTACCCCGCGACTAGCAAGTGCATCTTTGATTGCTCGTTCACGGTTGGATTTAGAGATAGATTCAAACTGAGATTTTAATTCAGCCAGTTCTTTCTCTTTTTGCTTATTTGCTTTTCGCAACTGTTTGACGAGGTCATTACCGTTATCGGTATCAAAGTCGTCATCTTCGTAGTCGTAGTTGGACATAGGTCCTTCTCCCATTCGTTTTTAGTTTACGTAGACCTCATACAGATTCGGGGGCTTTCTGTATGGCTTCTACTCCTGGTCTTGGTCTCTCTCTAACGGGCCAGTCGTTCCGTTAGTAGGCCTAGAATTGCCCTGCTCGTTCGCGGGCTAGTGCGCCTTTAGCAGCGCCTACTTGTCCACTAAATTGTGCTTGCTCAAGTTCGCTTAGCAACTTACGTTGCTTGGTTGCCTCTGCTGCACCCTTCAACCCAAATGCTTCTGTTTCAGCAATGGCTTGAGTATATGGACCTTGTTTGTAAATTTCAGCCAGAGTTCCTGCTCGTGGAAGCATCTGTGCAATCTTTCCGTATTGCTCTTGTGCTGCAGCCTTAGTAATACCTGCTGCTGCCAATTCCTCTGCTCTACCAAGTCCAGTTGTTAAACCAGCCTGTAGCGCAGCGCCACCAATTTCGGCTGCTGCAATCTTACGCTCAAGTTGAGGAAGCGCTGTCTCTGGATCTAATGCGTAAGCAAGGATTTCTCCATTTGTTATGTCTGGATAGAACTGACGCATAGCAGTCATTACTTCTGGGTTAGCATCAAAGATACGAGATTGAGTATTCTGGATTCTTTTTTCAAGTTCTACGTTAGATACATCTGCTGCAATAAGTTTTTCAAAAGCCTTCTGGGTTCCAATATCATCGCGTTGGTAGTATGCTTCTGGTAGGCCATAACGACGCATTACATCTTGGTACTGGTCTTCAAGTGCAATATAACTTGATTCATCAAGAGCGCGTAAACCTTTTTTAATTCTTTGTTCATTAGCAGCAAAACGTTGTTTGTAGGTAGGAGTTTGGCGTAGTTGAAAACTATATTCTGCTGGAGGAGTTCCTTCAACAAGCAGTCTTTCTACGTCTCCAACAAGTTTTCCAATTCCATAACGATCAAACTCTTCTTTAATAATTTGGAAAGCAGAACGACGTGTTGTTAAATCTTTTTCTTTTATAGCAGTATTCTCATTGAGCATTTTTTGATAGTTAGTAAATACTGCTTGATCTGTAAACTTAGTGCCATCTGTTGCTGTATATGATGTAGTTGGGGTAGACGACCCAGAGCCAGTAGTAAGGAAAGATCCTCCACTGCCAGTAGATCGAGTTCCGCCTGACCATTGACCTGTTTGTATGTTTACGGTTCCGCCAGATGCTTTTGCCTCAGTAGCACTATTTATAGCGCCACCAATAGCGGCACCTGAAAGTCCTCTTGCTAAGCCTCCCTTGATAACAGCATCATATTCTTCTGGAGTAAGATTCTTAGATGAACTCCAAGAGTCTCCATAGTAGCCAGAGGAATTAACTCCACCACGAGATTCAATATATTCTTTAGTTATTCCTGCTCTCATAGCATCTGCTTCTGCTTTTGCAGAGCGAACAAATTTAGGATCTACGTTAGCCATTGCTACCCCACCATTCCAAAGTCACGAAGAACGTTGTATGCAACTGTTGATGCTTCTTGGCGAGCATTGTCTGTGTCTGGCCAAAGAGGATCTTTGCGTTGATTTTGTTTGAATTTATATACAGGAACAAATCCTTTATCCGTTATAGCCATTTGAACTAACTCATTAAGTGGGATGGAATCTGGATTTATTTCAAGAATACTTGCACGGGCATTTCTGTAAGGATTCATAATGGTGTCAAGGTTCATACCTTGATCAATCATTTTGCCAATCTCTTCAGGTAATCCAATTTTGGCAGCATTACGAATCATTGAGTTAAAGGTGTCTATATCTTCGCCTTTACTCATACGAGTAAGCCAGTTATCTAGTTGTGGACCAAAATCTTTTTCTAGGTTAAATCCATTAGCAGCAGCGGTCTGACGTAGAACAGTTAAGCGCTTTCCTGATAAACCACCAAGCGTTGAACCTGGAGCGTAAGTGTATTCAGCATCTACGAGGTTCTTTATTTGTGGAGATGTTGGTGTTAGTCCTAGGGAAATTGCTTGGTTTGTGATGCGAGTAATTGCAGCATCATCTAGGCTAAATCCTTGTTGAACAATCCAATCTGTAATTGCTTGCTTATAGTCACCAATTCTTGTTGTACCTAAAGCGGTATTATAGCGAGAGTCTGCGTATAACTTAGGCTCGAACTCTCCAAGTGAGATTCCGCCTTTATCGGTAAAGACACCAACAAGCAATGGATCATCTAGTTGAATCTGATCTGCAGATACACGGAATGTAGAGGCAATAGCACTGATGTATGGAGCATAGACATCACGTAAGTTATTGCCTTCTTTGAGAAGTTTCTGAACGTAAGGGTTCGTTTCTTTTGCTGCAGCAGCATCACGAATCTCTTGATAGATTATTTCTGGACTTTTACCTAGACGTATATCTTCTGTCCACTTAGGTAACTTGTCTGCAAAGTCTTTTTGTAAATTAAACCCGTTCTTTTGGGCAATAACCCCAAGGGCCGTTAGTGTTCCTTTTTCTGGACCAACGCCAGTACCTTGAATCTTCTTATAGGCATCTTCATAGATAATGGTATTTGAAGTTCCCTGAAGAAAGTAATCTTCTAATTCTTTATCTGTAAGTTCAAGATTATTTCTGGCAAGTTCTTTTCTTAATGGGATAGACCATTCACGTAGCGCTTCTTTGTAAGCATCTGTATTTTTGAGTGAAAGAGTGTATCGGTCTAGTCCACCTACAGTAAGTTTATTAGATAGAAAGAACTTCTCAAGTTCTGCTTTTGCACCAGCAAAATCCTTGGCATCATAAAGTTTTTTGATTTTTAGTAAGCCGTCTTTATATTTAGATGCGTCAGTAAGAAGAATTGGGGCAATACCAAGAGTTGTTTCTAAAGCACTATCAGTTGCGCTAGTTGCCGTAGTTGTACTAGTAGAATCTCCACCGCCATCTACAAGCATTGTGGTCATTGGCTGTGCCACTATCTACCTCCCACAACATCTTTGGGTGCATTTTGGCGTACCCAATCCATAAACGAAATATCTTGTTGTCTTTGAACATCTGTTGGTTTAGCCTTAGCAATGGCTTGGGCTGCAGCAGTCTGAGCCTTTTCTTCTGTAAATCCAACTTGCTGTTCAAGAACTTTGAATCCACCTTTAATGGAGGTCTTCTGAGTAACGCCTTGTTGCACCATCTTCTCAATAGACTTGGTAAGATTTTTATACCAGCCCTCATTCATCTCTTCTTCAGATATACCTTTATCGCGAGATGAGAGAGATACTTGTTCTATAATGTCAGCAATCTGTTGTGGTGTCTTTGGGTAGATCTGCTTAGTCGGCAGTTTACCTGCGGCACCACCAGCACCACCTGCTCCTGCTGCTGCTCGAAGGAATGATTCGATAGTTACATTCTTTGCAACTTCTTCATCTCTAAGCATATTGGTAGCAAGACGACCTACCCAAGAACCGAGGCTTGATGGGTCGCTGATAGTTCTTCCAGTTACTTGCTTTACTGCGTTTTGAACTTTTGCATAGGCAGACTTGTTATTCTTGATAAGGTTTACTATAAATGATTCGACCTCAATAGGAAGAACTCTGTCTTTGATTCCAAACCCAAATAGAACTCCGCTTTCCTGTTGGCTATCTGGAGTATTCCAATCAAGGGTTGGCTTATTAGCATCGCTTTGTTGTTTTGTAAATGCAGCCTGGGCTTCGTTATTAAGTTTAGTATCACTCCACTTAGGGTTCGCCTTACGTAGTTCTGCCTTGATTTCTTCAAGAGTCTTCACGGCTTTATCACCTCTAAGTTATCGTTCTCTAGGTAACGGTCATATAGATCAGCAAATCCATTTGACCATAGTTTCATATTCAAGATGTAGTTATCCCATCTATCCTTTAAGTCTGTATTCTGCTCGTTGTCCAGAGTGGCGCTTCCGCCAATGGTCTTTCTTCTTGCAAGTTCCTGTGAGAGATATGTACGATTAACAAGGAAGTCAGACACTGCTTCCATTGTATTGATGCCCGTCTTACTAGCATTTCCGTATTTATCCATCCATTTCTTGTCAGAAGCAATATCTGTTAGGGAACGGATGTAGCGTTTGGTTTTGTTGAAGTCTGAAATTCCGAACTGTCTTTCTTTTGCCCAGCCTGGATATGTTTTTTCTAATTGTGCAACCTTTGATTTCCAGGTTTCTTCAAGACCTAGTTGCTTAGCGGCAGTAGAGTTAATACTGGATGTGTTATAGCCCTTTTTCCTCCACTGAGCAAGTACCGCATCGCGCTCTTGTGCAACTTTTGTGTATTGAGACCAACCTAAACTTATCTCACGATCGACAAGGATCTGCTCAATGTCGCGTTGTTCTGTGTATTTGTATGTGCCACCTGGTCTAACTTCTTTATTACGGAAGTAGTTAGAAGCAGCATCAGAATAACGCTCTCCAGTTACGCCATAGTTAGCAAGGAATCCAATAAGGCCTGGAGTATCGTTCTTATCCATCTTGCCAAGTAGGTAATTGAACTCCTTCTGGTTCTTTACCGCACCGCCTGTTGCAGCAATTCCAGTCTTATTGATACTGGTAGGTGCTGTAAGGATATAGCCAATATCACCATACTTACCAAGGATGTAATCGTCTACCTTTGTAGGACCTACCTTTGGATCAGCAATAGCGCTACGGTAATCATCCATAATGAACTGCCACTCTGGACGGAATGTGAATGTAAATGGCAAGCCAAGGTTTACCTTCATACGAATTGAGTAAAGTTGGTCAGCCAAACGCTGAGCATCTTTGAATGTAGGTTCTTTACCTACGCGACCATTCATTTCCCACTCGTAACGCTGGGTCTTCATAGCCGCTGCTACTGCTCGTGCATAGCCTTCATCACTAAGACCAGCCTGCATTGCTTCATACTTACGCGCTGCTGCTGGGAGAATAAGATCCCAAGGATTAGTTGCTGCTCTACCGAATGGAAGTAATGAGCCAAAGACTGTATCTGCAGCCTCTTTGCCAAGGTTATTTGTTAGCCAAGTACGAGCATCTTCTACAACCTCTGGTCGCTTATTAGCGAACATAGATACTGGGATTGTTACTGGAATACCAAACGCTGGAGCAAGTGGGTTTTCGCCTTGTAAGAAAATGTTAAGGCTATTCTTTGGAATAGAGACTTGATATGCTTTTGGAATACCAAACTTACCTTGCAATCCTTCTGGGATTGTGAACAACATAAACTGCGGTGTAGATGGTGGCGCTCCTGGTGGAACTTCCTTACCTTCTTCATCTACTACAGTTGCCACACGGTTAGGTGCATTCCAAATCATAGATGCACGTATTGCCCGTGATGGGTCTTTGGCAATTAAACTCCCATAGACCTTAACAGCATTGTACTGTGCATTGAAGAATGGAACCAAGAAACGTAGTGTGCTGGACAGACCACTGTTGTTCGTTACGCGATATAACGTTTCATTTGTAGTCTTGAGAGCCTGACTATGTGCGCTTCGCTGCATCTGAATAATGAGGTCTGGATCTTGAATGTTCTTGCCAGCGCCCTCTGCAAGGTTTACCTCACGCTGTAATTGACGCTTGTAAAGTTTTTCATAGAAAGGCCAAGACACAAGATTATTTTCTGGGGTAGTTCCAATGACCTCAAATATCTTAGATATGGTTGTATCGACAGTTCTTTTGATAGCACCAGAACTATAACCAAAGGTTGTCTCCATAATCTCGCGCCCAGGAACGTTAGCGAGGTTTGGTTGATTACGCATTAAAGCATCGAATTGCTGTGGATTCATTTCCTCACGAGCAATCAAAGATCTAATCTGTTGGTCTGGGAATAATTTATAGACACGTGAACGTGCTGTTTGGATATGAGCCTTTATATCTCCTGGAGTTATGTCGGCATCAATCTCACGTAAATAGAATTTGCCATTCTTACTACGTAACCACTGAGATATCTCATCATCTGACTCGCCTTTAAGTAAGCGCATAGCCAACTGATCCTTACGGAATCGGTTATTAGCAAAGTTTGCAAGTTCAGTAAAATACTGTGGGTCTGTTGGAGTAACAACCTTGTTGTATTCTGTGCCTAGTCTTTGGAATGGTTTTCCATAACTTGCACCTTTGGCAGCATCATAGGCAAGATATGCTTGACCCTCAGTAAGCCAGTTGAGGGTACGGTCAGAGGCTGCATCTTGGCGAACCAACATACCTGCTGGACCAGCAAATGCCCCATCAGCAAGAACAGTCTGGCCTTTTGGGGTAACGTATTTATCTTGACCTTCGCCACTACGAACAATCTTTAGTTCTGAGCGAATTGCCGCTAAACGTTGTGACTCAAGAATCTTATCGTTGATTTCATTTTCTATATTATCAATTTGTTGAGTATAGGAACGAACTCTACGCATTTGATCTTCGCCAATAATCTCTGCAATGTCTTCATAGTTACGACCACGAGATATATCGTATGATGTAATAACGCGGATATCTGGTTGAGCACCAGGTTCTTTGGCTCGTAAATTTAGTTTTTTGCCAGCCTGTACTTCCATTCCCAGCATAGACTCTGGAATACCTTTGCGTGGTTCCATAGTTGGAAACGCACCTTTAGGGATACGACCCTTGGTTCCAGGAACTTTATAGAAAACTTTACCACTTAGGTAGTCTGCGTAGACCATTGTGGTTCCTTCAGGAAGACTTGGTACTACTTCTTGGCGAATATACTTACCAAAAGCCTCTTCGCGTATTCTTTGATACTTGGTTTTTTCTTCACCAAATAGAAGTCCGCCCTGTTTATTTTTTTTCTCTGTAAGTTCAAAATACGAATCGCGCTTTGAGCCAGTTATTAGTGGCTTTGTCTTTGATGATATAGCAAGTTCAACCATAGAAGGTTCTACCATCTTGCCGAATGTGCCAGCAGCGCCAGCGTAGTAGGCTCGTGGTGTTAGTTCATCAAGGATCTGATTGCGAACATCTACAAAACCATTCTTCTGTGCAATAAGGCGACCAGTTTGCTCACGCAATTCACCAGGATTCTTCGACTGAATAGAATCCATAATAAAGTTCTTGCCGATTTGTGCTCTGGTCTTAAGGTTTTTAGAAAAGTTCTTAAAGTAATCATCGGTCTTAGCCATTGAACCAAGCACTAGCGCTGTACGAAGTTGACCATCGATGGTGTTACGCACTGGATAACCAAAGCGAGTAAGCACTGATACCTTAAATATAGAGTTGGCTAAGTCAGCAAAGTCTGCAACTTCTTTACCAGCAAGGCGTGCCATAGCAGCAGCCCCAAGAACCTTTTCTCCGCCTACTGAAAAGCGACTATAAAGTCTCATTACGGAATCAAAATCTTTGAAGTCCATCATAGGAACAACGTTAGGCATCTCAGATTTCCAGAATGGGGATGTAATTAACTTGCCAGTATCATCCACCCAATATCCGTGATCGCGCATAGAAGACATCATTGATGTTCTCATATTGCTAAATTGCTGGTAAATCTGTCTAGCATCCTCTAGTGGGATGTCATAGCGCAGTGCGCTTATCTCAGCAATCTGCTCTTCGATATTTCTAACAGCCTGCATACGCTCATTAGCATTACGAGCATTAAGATAACTACGACCCAATTCATTCTTTACGCCAGCGTATTCAATACCGCGTAGTTCTTTTACGGAATTAAGAGCATATTTGATTTCATTGAATGAATCAGATGCCAAACCACCATCTACTCTGACAATACCGCGTGGAAGTTTGTTGAAGAATGGGGCTACAATGTTTACAACTGGGCGTGTATATGGATTCTTTTGATACTGCTCAGTGTAGAAAGTAAGATTATGACGTGCTTCACTAGCCTTAGCGCGAGTCTTTTCAATAGCAACGCCGAGATTCTTGTCAAACAATGTGACATCTGCAGCCGATGTGAACTCATTGATAACGCGATAATCGCCAATGTTTTCAGATAAAGCCTTATCTAGGGAAGCATCTCGTACACGAAGATCTTCCAAGACCCTAGTAAGTCTATTAAATTCTTCGATTGTTGGCAGATGTTGCTCTGGTCTTGTTGCAGAACCCCAAGGAATGTCATTCATTCTCTTTTGAATAGGGTCTAATAATTCTTTTGCAGTGACAATTTCATCAGCAATGGAGGCTTTAGTACGCTCAAGTTTCTTGAGGGAGGCCATATCGCCTGCTGCAGCAGCAAGGAAGTCTGCTACCTCATCAAATGTCTTTAGTTCTCCAGTAACATCTGCGACTAGATTACGAGCAGTAGTTCTTCTAACGAATACATCATCAAAGTTTTTTACTGCATCACCTTCGGTAAGGCGCTGTGCGATAACACCCATTGGGGTTTCACGACCGATTGTTCCACCTGATTTTAACCAGGAACTGTGTGCATCTAGTTCAGAACGTAGACGTACAATGTCATCTACAGTTCTAATTGGTTGATCTAAGCCAAGGGTTCTACCTACAGCCAATCCTTTACCTGCAAGAACTAATGGATCTGTGTACCAAGACAGTAATCCATCTGCTCCACCAGAAAGAAACTTACCAAAAATTTCATCCTGGAAAGCCTGCTTACGTTGGTCTGGGTCTGCAATGTTAAAAGTTGGATCTAAGAATGTTGGAAGTGGAACGCCGCGTTCTTCTAGTTCTGGAGTTATACCTGATACTTCTCCAGCAGTTCCAATTAACCCACCAAGTGCTTGACCTGGAGATACATTCTTAGCAAGTTTCCAGTTCTCAATGAAGTTAAATCCTTCGCCTGAGATATTATCTGCTTCTGCAAGGAGTGCTGTAGAAATTGGGCGTGTAACAATAGGACGTACTTTTGTGTACAGTTCGTCAATTTCTTCTGCTGCAAGATTAAATACAACGTCAGCACGTACAACTTCTGCTGGCTTTAGTAAAGTATTGACATATCTTTGACCAAAATCTTGTGTTACTCTATCTGCTAAAGCCTTTTCACTAGCGGCAAAATCTGGCACAACGCCTGGTGTTATAGGTGCAACACGTGCTTGTGTCATTCCTCCAGCAAGATTAAGAGCAGCCTTAGGAAGTGCGCCAGCGGCGCTACCTATTACCTTACCAATTTCTTTTTTTATAGATTGCCAGTAATTGATTTTCTTTTCTTCAGCCACTTGGCACCTCTTGTGTTAGAAAACCAATAAACTGATCGCGGTCTGCTTCGGACTCCCAAGGAATCTTGGCAAGCGAAATAATAATCGCTGGCTGGTCATAACCCAGAGCGTCTACAAATGCGGTGACATCCTTGACGAATTGATTCATTAGGCAGGGAATATGTTCGCTTGTATGCTACGAACGAAGATACGGAATGATTCTGGAGTATCTGGGGCAGCAGCCATAGCGTCCATAGCAGGTAAATACTTTGCTAAAACTTCATTGTCAGATTCTTTAATTTGATTCATACCAAGAGCGCTAGACCCGACATCAGGGCCACGATCAACGCCTGCCATAATATCTTGTTCTGGATATGCACTATCATCAAACAAACGAGCATTACGTTCTACATTACGACGAAATGTTGATGGTGCTTCTCCTCTAAATTCTGGAGATTGAGATAATGGAACTGCGCCTTTGATCGCAGCGTTCTCTGTTCCTGCACCATAAGTGTCTGACTGAAATCTTAAATCGTCTGTACGTGTGGAGTATGGTCCAGGACCTGCGGCTCCAGCCAACGGGTTCATTGGTTGCTTAGCCATTTGGATCCTCCATCTTCTCTAAATCTGATGTAAATTGTTCCCACACTTTGGAAACCTTCGTTGTTCTATTTGCGTTATACACTGCTAAATCTAAAAGTTCTGATGCGAGCATCTCTACGGCTCGGACTATATTTACAAAGAAACCTGATACAACTACTAAGAAATCTGCAAGAGTGACAGAGCGTGGTACGTAATCTTTATCTTCGTCCACGCTCTATCCTCTCTAGTAACACTAAGCCTTCTTGCCTTTACGGGCTTTGCCAGCATATCCAAATGCCACTTTACCGCCTTTAGGCTTCTTCATATCTTTCTTGCCTTCAGTTGGCTTAGCCATTGGAGCCTTTGCACGACCACCTTTTTTCATTTCACACCTCCCTTACCCTGCAATAGATGCGAGTAATGACGCTATATCTGGACGAGAGCCAGCAGCAGGGGCCGCACCCATTTGTTCTGGAGTTGGCTGCGAGGCAGGAACGGGGGCCATACCTGCTGCTGGAACTTCTGCGCCCATTGGCACTTCTGGTTGTGGTTCTGGGGCAAATACTTCTTCAACTATCGTCTCAAGTTGTTTACCTTTTTGGCGACCCTTAATAACCTCTGCGATTCTAGAAACAATCTGAGAAGGATCTTGACCTTGGGAAGCAAGTGCTGGAATGGCTTGAGCATACTGAGCAACAGCAACGCGCAAAGAATCGCGCATCTCTTCAATATCCACACGCTGCTCTTCTTGAGTGACATTTAACTCCATAGGAATTTCTCTGCGTACATAATCTCTTGATACAAGTTTGTCGCTTCGCATCTGTAGTAAGGCGATGATGGCATTGTTTGGATTCATACCAGACATAATGCCGTAACGAACATCTACACCATACTCGCCAGCAATCTGACGAGATGGCACATACTTCATATTAAACGGTGTACCGTCATCTACTCCCTTGATTTCCTTAGTCATAGAACCAAAGATTTTCTCATCTACCTCAAAGCAGAGAGATACAAGTTCTGTGAATAGTCTTGCAAACTGTGCTTGCGCTGCACGTACCTGAGTATCAAAGCCAGCCTGTAGCGCTTGAACTCCGCGACCTGTAATGATTGAAGCATCAACGTTACCGCTACGAACTTCTGGATAACGAGAACCTAGACGTAGTTCTCGCTCTAGAACGCTGGACTCTGTAAAGACTCCAGGTGGAAGTTCTAGTGGGACACGGCGAATACCTTGCGGATTAGCAGAACGCATAATAGCGTCAGGACCAAGTGCAAGTTCTTGGACATCCTGGGGGATAGCAATAGGCGCCTGGATAGATTTCTCTGCTGCTTGAATCTGCAATACTGCAAAGCGTGCTCTAGCAAGTTGTACTGCTAATACATCATCAAACTGACCGCGTGCTTCTCCGTCTAGGGATGAACGCATTGCAACACGCGCTAAACATTTACCAATGGTATTAGGTAAGTTAGATAAAATTAAATTGTTACGATCTGGAACATAGATTAAATCTTGGTCCTTATCGTGGTAACGAATCATCGTGATATAAGGAGAACTGCTGATATAACTCTTGTTAGTTATGATTTGGTCATAGAACTCTGGATACTGCATCGCTAGAGTTTCTGCGTCAGTATTTACTACTTGAGTAATTGAGATACAGCGACCAAAACGGTCCATCTCAGGATATACGCCATAAGGATTTAGCAAACGGATACGAGGATTATTAGTTTCGTAATCCATCTCTACCATTGCTGGTAGCATTCCATAGGTATTAAACCAGTCAGCACCTTGATACATCTGAATTTGGAGTTCAGAGCCTGATACAAAGTAGTTGGCTATACGAGTTCTAGTATCAGCAGCCTTACGAGCGCTATCTGAAACCATATTGGTAGCAGCGCAGTTAAAGGATGGTAGTGGTGCCATAACCTCTGCGAGGTCACGAGCGGCTACATCTACAAAGTTAGCAACCAGAGGCTTTGGGTACTCCTCAGAGAACATAGCAGGATAGACCTTGCTGATATCTCCTTGACGTACTGATAGCACATCACGCATACGCTGGTCGCGTGCTGCATATTTAGTCTGCAGCCGTGCTACCTTAGCGATAACCTCTTTGGTTGTAAGCACTTATTCTCCTAGATGAACTGTCGGTCTTGCTCAGCAAGTAGTTCATCAATGTTGATGACCATTCTCTTGCTTTTTTCATAACGTGTTAAAAACGGATTTTTCAAATGATGCGTTGCGTGGATTCCCTGATTAAGCATTTCACGTGCTCTAATCTCACAGAACCATAGAGCCATCACCATATCGGTCTTACCCTTAGTAGAAGGTGACCAGGTAATAAGTTGCTCAATCAAAGACTTGATATTTTCGGTTTGATCATTTGGTAGATGAATCAGGTTATCTCTATGATGCTTGTTGTCTTGCTGCTTGGTACCAAACAAAGTAGACATAGAAGCAACACCAAAGCCTGAGTCCCACTTGTTATTACCAGTATGGTGTTCTCGCAGTAGGGTTCCTTTAGAAGCAAGGAACTGCCTAATGCCTTCATCCTGAGTAAGGAAAGACTGAAATGCGTTACGTTCTACAATCCACTCAGAGGGGGTATAAACATTTGTCCAGTCAGTAATCAACTGACGAATCTGTGCTGGAGTAGGTCTGGTAATCTTTATCGCGTCAACAACATAACGCTTATGAGTAACACGATCAATAGCATAGCAAACAGCGGCAGTGTCACCAACCATTGCAGGGTCCAGCCCACATACAAAACTAAAGCCGCTAAGATCAC